CATTGACTTATTCTTCACAGACCCCCCGTATGGGGTTAGTTACGCCGATAAGAATGCCTTTCTGAATGCGATTAGCAGGGGCAATCGCATTCAGACCCCAATAAACAACGATCACAAATCACTTATAGAAATGAAAGAGATATGGCTTAAATCATTCAACAACGCCCTTAACGTAGCAACAAAAGGAGCAAGTTATTATATATGCAGCCCCCAAGGAGGGGAGCTGATGATGATGATGATGATGATCCTGGAAGCAGGATGGGAACTTAAACACACCATCATCTGGGTAAAAAATAACCACGTCCTCGGCAGAAGCGATTACAACTACAAACACGAACCCATAATATATGGATGGAAAGAAGGGGGGCATAAATTTTATTCTAAAGGTAGTGAGGTATCAGTTTGGGAAATAGATAAACCCCACAAATCAGACCTCCACCCCACCATGAAACCCATCGAACTATGTGCCAGAGCCATCAAGAACAGTAGTCTTGTTGGGGATAATGTCCTTGACCTATTCGGAGGCAGTGGCAGCACACTCATCGCCTGCGAACAACTACAACGCAACTGTTACATGATGGAACTTGACCCCCACTACTGCGACGTAATAATCACCCGGTGGGAAACCTTCACCGGACAAAAAGCCACCAAGATAAGTTGATTTTTTATGACCAAATTCGACCCTGACACTTGCCACAAAATCATCCAAGCACTCGAAGCCGGCAACTACCGGAAAACCGCCGCAGCACTAGCCGGCATAGATGAAACCACACTAGTCCGATGGATCAAAAGAGGCCGCGAAAGCAAATCCCGGGGCAAATACTACCAATTTTACCAATCAGTAAAAAAGGCTGAGGAATTCGCCAAAGCATACCACCTCCAGCAGATCCGGAAGGCTAGTGAGAACGGTTCATGGCAGGCCAGTGCCTGGTATTTGGAGCGTAAGCATCCCAATGAGTGGGGGCGGCAGCAGCGGATTGATATGAAAGCGGATGTTAAATCCAAAGTAGAGGGAGCCATAACTACTAAGATAATATTCGACCCATCCATCCAGCAGCAGATACTTAGTGAAGAGGATTATAACATTGGAACCACAGACTGATGCCTTGTTCCTTAATGATTTGTACCTATTTTATCGTTATTTTGTTACTATCCCCCAATTCAAGACCGGGGCCAAACCGGCGGGTCATATCAAGGAGTTATCAAGGCACTTGATGGCTTTGAAACTGGGATTACTGGATAAGCACCTATGCGTATCCATGCCACCAAGGCACTCCAAGAGTACGATGATCACGTTGGCCTACCCATTATGGCTATTATTCCAGGACCCGGACCTGGACATACTAATCGTAAGTAACACTAAGGAGTTGGCTGAGAAGTTTGGACTGGATATCCGGGAGTTGATTCAGACTCATGGAGCCTACTTCAACATTTACCTAAGTGATGTTAAGCATTCATCCAGTCATTTAAAGTTTTGTACTAAGGATGGCCGACTCTACCGTGGCAGTATCCGATTAACCGGAGCTAGTGGGTCAATAACTGGCCAGGATGCGGATTATATTATCGTTGATGACCCTTATAAAGGCGAGGAAGACGAACTCACACCCACCGCATTACAAAAGAAGGTTAACTGGTTCCTCCGGATTATTATTCAACGGTTGGAGCCACAAACACGTTTATTGGTTTTGCATACCCGGTGGCATAGCCACGACCTATCAGGCTACTTAGAGGACAAATTATCACACGATTATAAGTTTATCACATTCCCCGCCATCCTACCAGATGATACCCCACTATGGCCGGAACAGTACACATTAGCAGAACTCGAAAACAAAAGAGCCACGATGGGTGACAGGCTATTCAGCAGCATCTATCAACAAAAACCATTAGACGAAACCAGTGACTTCTTTGACCTTGACAAGATCAAGTATGAAGGACTCCAGCCTGGTGAAGAAATAACCCAACGAGTAAGAAGCTGGGACATATCCAAGGGTGATACATTACATTCAGACGCAACAGCCGGAGCATTAATGGCCTTAACCAACAAGGGCCGGATTGGAATAACCCACCTGGTGCATGGCCGGTACAGTAATGAGACGAAACAAACCCTCATCAACACCGCTAATAGTGACACCATGAACACTCCTATCCTCATTGAGACCGGAGTCGCAGCAGCTGGTGACCTACTATTCACAGAGTGGAGACAACAACTCACAGGCCACCGAGTATACCGGAGTAAGGCGATTAAAAGTAAACCGGATCGGGCCACACCCCTAAAAAACGGGATACTTGACGGATTATTTTTCATAGACCTCCCACCAGAGCAGGTGGAATTAATTAACAGTGAACTAAGGAGCTTCCCGGATGGAGTTCATGACGACATCATAGACGCAACAGCTTATGGTTACATCTACCTACAAAAAAGGTTACGGGGTAAACGAGAAGTACGGAGTGCCTTATTACATACTGGCCGGAGACGATAACGGATGAAGAGTTACATATACACAGATCGGGGCCGATTAGTCAGGCCAGGAATACTAGAAAAATACTCAATAAAGAGTAGCAACAATGGCAGTCAACAAATACCCGAAGACCCCTTCACCAGCACCTACGGGGCACGTGGAATAGTAGAACCCTTATATAACCCCACTCAACTTGTCACCCTAACTGAAGTCAACGTCTACCACAACCGGTGCTGCAAACAAAAAGCCCTAGACGTAGCCGGCAGTGGATTCAGTATCCAACCCACCACCAAAGGCAAAGGGTCAGAGGCCAACAAAAAGAAGTTAGAGGACTTCTTTAAAAACCGAGTACCCCATGGGACATGGCAGAAAGCCGCCCAGGACTTCGAGGAAGTAGGATACGCCGGCATAGAACTCGTAAGGTATAATAACAACCCTAAAGCCGAACCCAAAACCGCCGTCTACATACCCGCCCACACATTCCGGATCCATAAGGATAAAACCAAGTTTCTCCAGGAGAGGGGGACCGGTAAGGTCTGGTTCAAGAACATCGAATATGAGGGTGAGATTGATAGTAACACCGGGGATTCATTTAACACTGATGCTCCACAAAGCCCGGAGGCATTGGGCCGGAGAGCGAATGAATTATTATACTTAACCAACCACACTGCCCGTTCTGATTATTATGGTTTCCCAGATAGCATCCCCGCTATTCCTACCATGTATGGTGAGCAAGGACGAGCCACCTACAATGTAGCCTTTTTTGAGAACTATGGTATTCCTACTTATGCTATCACGATTACTGGTGACTTTGATGAGGGGGAGCGGGATGAGACTAGTGGCTTAACATTATTGGAGGAACAACTCCAGGAGCAACTCCAATCTATCCAGGAGAACCCTCACAGTACAATGGTTATATCAATCCCTTCACGTGATGGGTTAGAAAAAAGCAACGTGGGAGTGGAGTTCCAACCATTATCCACGGAGACTAAGGATGCCAGTTTCCGTTTGTATCGGATGGATAACCGGGATGAAGTCATAACCGCCCACGGCATGGACCCCTACCGAATCGGAGTCATGCAAGCCGGATCACTCGGCGGAAACACCGCCATCGAATCCAAGAAGAACTATAAGAACGGCGTAATCCAGCCCCGACAACAACTCTGGGAGGATGCTATTAACCGGTATATCGTTGAAGGTGCCTTCGGTATTACTGATTACAGGTTTGTTTTTAACCCGATTGACTTAGAGGATGAAGAGAGCGACCTGGCCATTATGAAGGACTTATTCCAGATGGCAGCTGTCACACCAAGTCAGTTGATTAAAACCTTCGGGGAACGCTTCGGATTAGAACCAGTGGAGCACCCGGCCCTGGATGCTCATTACCTTAATGGGGTTCCTATTGATTATACTCCTGAAACTCCTGTCCCTGTGGATGTGGTGGAAACCCTAAAGAATCTACGTGATGGAATACTGAAGGAGGTGGCACGTGAAAACAGAGACAGCCCTGAAGATAGCACAATTAGTGGACGACTCATTAAGAAGCTTAAAGGCACCCTCACAACCTAACCTTTACACCCAACCCATCCACCATGCAGCTGCTAAAGCTGACACCCCCGCTATCACCGAGAACATAAAACTATTCAGGCGGGTCATGGAACGGATCGAAGCCGATGTGGAAGACCTCGCCACCAACAGCAAAACACTCGTGGAGTTCCGGGAACGCCTCGGAATCTATGTCCAAGCCAACCCCATGACCACAGAGGCTAATATGCCCTTTTTTATGGAGGCGGTGAACGGGGTGGCCGCGGAATACATGAGCCGGGTTAAGTCACTTCCACCGGGTGGTACTCAGGAATTAACCAAAGAGATTATCCGAACCCGGACCATGGACCACTTAACTAAACTGGGCAGTGATACCACCAGCCAACTAAGGAACACCCTTGAACAAAGCATCAACAATCAGAAGGGTATGCGGTATGCCAGGGATGAGATGGCTAAGAACATCGAAGGCATGACCCGGAACCGGGCTGAGGTTATAGCCCGAACCGAGACCGTTTATGCCCGGAACCAGGCGGAGCTTGTTAAGGCGGAGGCTAAGGGTAAGGAATACTTCATTGTAGTGTCCGCTGGTGATTGTTGCGAGGACTGTTATGAAACCTATGATGGTAACACCTTTCATGTCCCGGAGGATGAGGATATGCTACCTCCATTGCATCCTAATTGTCGGTGTACGGCGACTTTCTTCCGTACTGAGGAACAAGCTGGTGAGATGGCGGATGAAACAAGCAAGCCACGAAATGAAGAGGGGTAAGGTTTTTTTATGAAGTTTTTATTCCTTTGTGGGGCTGTGGTTGCTTATTATTACTTCTTTTATTGTTTAACTGAATATGTGAGGTGAATTTTATCATGGAATTGATTGTACTGAAAGATGATGCTAAACGACTGGTAACGGGGCCGGTGGTTATCCCAGATTGTCCGGATTGTGACTACCCTCGTGGCGAGAAACTACTGAGTGTGGATGAGATTGAGGATATGGTCCACTTCTACAACACCCAAAGCCAGTTGTCTGATGAGATGCACGTCTACGGAGCCACACAAAAAAGTGTGGGGGTTGCGGTGGAGAATTGGACACTCAAAGAACCCCTCACCACCCGGAACACCCAGGGCCAAACCGTAACCCTCCCAAGGGGTACGTGGATGACCACCATTAAGGTGACCGATGACGACACCTGGCAGAAGATACAGGACGGCACTTATAAAGGATTCAGTGCATCCTACATGTCGAAGGACGCTGCCGAGGAAGTATTAGCTGCTAAGCGTACTTTGATTGCTGACTTGGTGGATCCGATGCCTGTGACGGTGTCGATTGTGGATGAGCCGTGTGTCTTCGATGCCCTATTTTGCAGTATCAAAAAAGAGGATGAAGGTGAGGATGAGGTTGATAAGGCTGGTCGGCGATTCAGCAACGCCACACTAAAAAAGATACAAGGAGCATTCGAAAGTTTACAAAACCTCATAAATGAAGCCCTCACAGAACGGGGGCAGATTGAGGCAGATAAAAATGTATTGGAGGATTTTGATATGGATGAAGAACAATTAACAAAATTAGTTCGTGAGGCCGTTAAGGCTGAATTAGAATTACAACGACAAGAAGATGAACCCGGAGCTGAAGAGGAAGTGGAAGAGGAAACCGTTGAGGAATCTGAACCAGAACCCTCAGAGGCTGAAAAACAATTAGCAGAAGCCCAGGCCGAAATAGAAGCCCTTAAAAAGAAACTCGGAGAAGGCGAAAGCCAAAAGATAGAAGGTCAAGATGAAGAAAAACCCGAAGCACAAAAAGACCGGGCACTCAAATTTGAATTCGAGGACCGGGACGCATTCGGGTGCAAAATACACAAAGAATAAGTGGAGGAAATAAGAATGAGCAACATTGACTATTTAAATGACATGGTAATGAAAGCCGTAACCACCATCAGCACATTATCTACGAGTGTGTTACAGCCCCAATACTTCAACCAATACATCCGGGAAGCCACCGAACCCCGAACCATCCTAAACGATGCCCGAAGGGTAACAATGGACAGCAATGTGGTGAACATAGACCGCATCGCATTCGGATCACGTATCCTGCAAGTAGTAGCAGAGAACACTGCATTAACTGATTACAGTGACCCCACCCCTGCCCAGAATGTGTTAACTGCTAAGCACTTCGCAGCTATGATGGGATTAACCGACCAAGCAGCCAGGAGGACCATTGAGGGCAGGACTAACTTCGAATCAACCATCATCTCCATGTTCGCTGACCGTGCCGGCCAGGACTGGGAGGAACTCGCCGTATGGGGAGACACCGCCAAATACACCGGAGGCGGAGACGGCGGAGCAATACCTGTACTTCACGCCCAGGACGGTTGGATCAAGAGGGCCGGAACAGGCCAACACCTCTACGGTACCGGGGCTGGTAAGGACTTCGACTACCCCAATGATGGTATAGTCGGTGCCCTGAAAGCCTGTATAGATTTGTATCCTAAGAAGTACATGGCCCAACCACGGGACATCACCTTTTATATGGGTTGGGATTACTTCGACCTATATGTGGATGAATGGGGTGATCGTCAGACTGCTGCTGGTGACCAGGCTATGGAGACCGGTGTGGCCCGTCCATACAAGGGATTCCAGGTTAAGTACGCCCCCGTCCTTGATAGTACCGCAGGGGTTGCGGCTTATGGTGCCCCTATCTTGATGAGTAACCCTAAGAACATGGTGTATGGTGTCTTTGAGGATGTCTCCATTGAACCTGATCGGGTGCCTAAGGCTTTCCGTACTGATTGGATTATTGGTATGGAGACTGATCAGGACTTTGAGAATGAAACTGCTTTTGTGGCTTGTTTCCCTGATGCTACCCACCCATAAGGACTGACTGCGAGTTTGTCCTTATATCTTACCTTTTTTTTAAAAGAAATTGAAATTGCTCATAACTGAGTGGAACGGAGGAAATAATTATGAGTCTAAGTGGAGAAATACGAGCTTTAAAAGATGCAATAATCGAAAATGGCGGAGTACTCGTCACTGGAGTAGTAGCAACCGCCGCTGACCTGGCAATCACCGCCGCAAGTGCTAAAGATATAATAATGACCCTTGGAGCCAACGACACATCCAAGAAGTTATCCATTAAGGACAGTGACGGGGTGGAAGTTGCCAAGATAGATGGTAATGGATTAATCACATCCGCCGCTGGACTTGCGGGTCCTGTCACGGGTAACGTGACCGGGAATGTGACCGGGAATGTGACCGGGAATGTATCTGGTATCGCAACCCTAACCGCCAAAACCGCCACAGACATGGCTATCATAGCTGATGAGGACGAAGACATAATCCTAAAAATGGGAGACGCAAGTGCCGCGAATAAGATCATATTCCAGGACAGTGCCGCTGCCACCGTAGCCACCCTTGATAGTAACGGAGTATTCGATGCCGTGACATCTACCGCTCCTATGAGTTACGCCACCTCAGACACCAGTGGAGCACCTACCAATGCGGAGTGTGTATCCGCTTTCGGAGCAGCCGCAACGGTGGGTGCTGGTTTCATCGGGGTTTATCAGGATAGTCATGAGTCTGGTAAGTCTTATGTTTGTGTCTCGAATGGTGCTACTTACAGTGTTGCTGAGTTAACCGCAGCTGCCTAAGAAACTTTTATTGGAGTTGATATGGGATGGCCTACGCAGACACCAACAGATTAGCAGTCTTATTAAAGGAATACAACTACGCAGATGACAGTGACCTAATCACGGAGGGATGCACCCAGGGAGACAACCGAGTAGACCGATTCATCAGTAACAACCTCAGTGACTACACCCCCCCCACAACAACCCCGCAGGAGTTTATCGATGCGGGGACACTATTTTCAGCGGCGGCCATCCTTAACATCCTACTCAGTAACCAGGACAAACTCAGCCCCACGGCGGTTAAATGGGAGGAAGAAGCCCTCGAAATTTTACAGGGTTTTGTGGATGATCAACTCAGTGATGAGGAGGACACGGGGAACCGTGGAAGCCCCATAAGGTTCTTGGCAGTGACCAAACCAGAGGAATAAGATTATGGGTAGTATTGATATTAACATCGGTAGCCAAGCCCTTGAAGGCGAACTCAGCCGAATAGCTGACCGCCTACCCAGTGCCCTCACTAACTTACTCGATGACCTCGCAGCAGATGTGGAAGTGTTGATGAAGGATGAAGCACCCGTCAGATTGGGGGATCTCCAGAATAGTATCACTACGGATGATGTATCTAATTTGGAACGGTTAATATGGCCCACGATTGAATATGCCCCTTATGTAATCCTTGGACACATGACCCGTCCAATAACAGTTCACACAAGGCATTATGGGTCCTTGAGTTATGGGGGTAATCAGCACTTTGTGCCTGGTAATCCTTTTCCGGATCGTGCCGCGGACCGGGCAGACCCATACCTTGAGAAACGGATGGAATCCTTCTATAATGACCTACTGGAGTAGAACACGATGGCGTATGATTTTAACGAAGCACGAACCGCAATCAAAACCACCCTAGAAGGCATCACAGGGGATGACAGCCAGCCACTCCTGAAAACCGTCTTCACAGGCAGCCCAGGAATATTAACCCTCTACATGGGAAACACCGCCATATTCGGATTAGGCGATAGTAAGAAGGCTAACCGACCAATCGGAGACAGGGGAAGTATAACTAGTGAAGGACTGCTCCTACTACTCACACCCGGCGAAAGTGAGGACAGCTATGACACATTGGAGACCATGATCAGCAAAGTACTCGCAGAAATCGAAGACGACAAAACCCTTGGAGTCCCCGGATTACGGGTGGAGCATGAATTAAACAACCTCATCCAACGCCGGAGTATCAACATCACCCCCAAAGCGAATGAACCCACACTATGTGCCGGGGCCATAATCCCCCTAGACGTGACCGTGGTGAACAAAAAAGTGACGAGCTGATAGAAAAATGGTAATTAAAACCCAGAAAGACCTCCGGGAAACCATAAAACCCTACATAAAAACTGAGCCAGAAACCGCTCAAAGGCTTTATGAAAACTTCCGGGAACGTTTCAAACTCACAATATCATTAAATGAATTTATGAAAACACCTAAAAAAGCTAAAGAAAAAAAATTAGAGGAGGATTAAAGATATGCACGTTGATTCAGCACTTAAAGACGTACTAAACAGTAAGAACGTGACAATGGAAGTCGGTATCCCTAGGACCCGTGTCGTGATGACTGGAGCCTGCAATGGTAGTAATAAAGAATTCACATTAGCCGCTGCGGACTATCCCATTTATCCACAGCGGGGTATGGGTTTAACCCCTGAGCCGGATGATGTGACGGTGGAGCTTGTGGAAACCGGGGGGGAAAGCCCGGTGTATACTGAGGTGGTGGTGGATAGTATTGACACCGTAACCGATACAGATACTGGGGATCTGGTGTATGGTCAGGTCACACTCCATGAGGCTCCGGCGGCTACTGTGGATCAGGTGGTTATCACCTACTATGAGTTGCTTAGGCCGTATATCGCTCAGAGTTTGAAGATTGATATTAAACAGGACAGTACCGAAGTCGGGGAACTTGGATCAGAAATCAAAAGAACAAGCTATGCGGGGCAGACCATCACCGTATCACAGGACAGTATCTTCTCAGATTTTGATGTGGACAAGAAGCTACTCTTCGAAACCTACAGTGGGGGTTACAGTGTCCAATCTGGTTACGATGCCTACACTATGATCACCGAACCCGCCACCAGACTAGTCAGGATACCCCTGTATACCGGAGCCGCTAACGATGGTGGAGGTACTTTCCTGGGTTGTTATTACTTTAATGGTAAGATTGTGCCTAAGAGTCTTGGTGATGTGAAGGATGGGGATAATATGACCCGCAGCCTGGAGTTTAGTGTGGATGCTACGCCGATTTTGATTGTGCCGGAATAAACCCTGTAAGTTGTGGGTTTATTTTTTTCCCACACATCTCTTTTTTTTTTAACTTAATTTACTAAATTGTTGAGGAGTGAATATAAATATGGTACTACTATTTAAAGAACCCAAAACCTTCCAAACCCCCGATAAAGGGGAATACGTCATCCTACCCGTACAAGTAGACGACATGAAAATCCTATTCAGAATCACCAACGGCAGGGAAAAACTAGAACAAGAAGCCACAACCGCCTTAAAAAAGAAGCTGAAAAAGAAAACCCTCACCAAAGAGGAAAAAAAAGAAATCAACATCAGCGGCGAAGACTTCCTAGATGCCTGCGGAAAAGACATTAAAAAACTCATAGATGTCACCGTCATTAATACTAAAACCGGTGAACCATTACCCCTCAAATATCGTCAACCAGGTAACGTGATGGAACTTATCGGAGAAATAATGGACATAACCAATGTAGATAAAAAATCATCATCTGAGGGGGATGATACCCCTTTAGAACTGAAGAAGACATCATAAAACAAATATTCGCTGGGAAAGCCTACCTCACCCATAAAATGGGAGTAGGACCTGCTGAGGTGGGCCGTTTTTATTACCCTGAGTTTGCGAATTATATATTATATTATAGTAATCCGGAGCAGTTCTTCGGGGGGACTCCTGATGAGGAGGATGCTATGAATAAATTAGCTACGTATCATAGTATTCAGCAGGATATTATACGGAAAGCAGAAGCTAAGAAAAAAGAATCACAGTCTTAGCTATTCTTCTATTTTTTTAGCCTTTTTCTGGAGTGTATATACTTCATAAAACAAGAAGCCGACAGCAGCAGATATTACAATTAATGCGAGTGACATGGGTATATCTTATATTCTTATTCTTATTTAAACCCCCCCTCATGTATTGGAGATAAACAAAATGGTTAAAGGTAACAAAGAACTCGGAATCGGAGTCACAGGCGACATATCCGATATAACCAGTAAACTTGACAAACTCCTCGATAAAATAGGATTAGTCAAAGATAAAACCGTTAATTTAGATGTGGATGTCCTAGATGAGGAACAAGTTACCAACCTTCAGAACAGTATGGATAAATTAACGGATAAAACCGTGAAGATGGACTTAGGGGGTGATGCTGAATCCAAAGTCAAGGACTTAACGGATAAGGTTAATAAGCTTGGAAGCGAAACCGAAACGGTAAAAGTTGATGCGGACATCACTCCTGCTGAGGGTAAAATCAATGAACTACGAGACCAGATAGAAGACTTGAAAGGAGCCGCCGCGGGGATAGTGATCGGAGCGGGGGTCACCGGGTCCATGGAAGGTGCCGCCACACGTGACGAGGCATTTGCACAGATAAGGGCATATATGCCAGAATCAGCGGATGAGGCTGAAAGACTCGCCACAGAGATTTTCAAAGCCACTGGTGCTGATTGGGGGGAAGTAGCGGATGGTTTGGTACAAGTCAAAACACAAACCGGGCTGACTGGGAATGAACTGGAAAGTGTAACTGAAAAAAGTATCCGTTTCAGTAGGATGTTTGATGAAGATGTCCGAGAAGTTGTCAGATCCGCCACTCAATTATCCCAAACATTCGGGATAAGTATGAGCGATGCCTTTGATATTATGACTAAGAGTTTCCAAGCAACGGGGGACCCGGCTGATGACCTCTTGGATACTTTTAATGAGTATGATCAGAACTTCAAGGACATGGGTTACAGTGCCGAGGAGTTCGGAAACATCCTAGCATCTGGCCTTAAGCATGGTGTGATGAACACGGATCAGATGGCTGATGCTATCCGTGAGGCCATGATCCGATTAAAAACCAGCCCGGATGAGGCTAAGAAGGTTTATGACCTTATCGGGGCATCTAGTGAGCAGCAGGCTCGTTGGAATAAGATGCTCCAAGCCGGCGGCGACCAAGCACAACAAGCCTTTGAGGAGATAGTGGGGTCTATTAGTCAGATTGAGGACCCACTGAAACGTCAAGAAGCGAATGTGGCATTGTTTGGGAGTAAGTTTGAGGACCAGGGGGACGGTATTAATCAGGCTATCATGGATAACACTGATTATCTTAATGGTATGGGAACTAGCTTTGACACCACATCCGAGAAGGCCCTGAGCATGGGTGACACTATTAAACAGGCTCTCAGAAGTCTTCCAGGGGGTGAGTGGCTTAGTGGGATCCTGGAAGGGCTTTGGGGTTTTGTAACTAGTGACGTTGGGGAGTTAATCACTGTTGGTATTAGTGGCATACTCGGAGCTATTGGTTCCAAATTACTTGGAGGTGAAGGAGCCAAATCAGCCTTAGATTGGGGTAAAGGAATTGGAGGGAAAATCCTAGAGGGAATCCAGGGTTTGCTTCCTAAGAGTGTTAGTGATCTCATAGGTAAGATATTTAAAGGCGGGGGTAAAGGAGCTGGAGTGGGGATGATCTTCACCAAGGAAGACTTAGTGGGACAGGAAGGCAGCCAAACCCGTACCACATGGGAGGAAGTGTTCAAGGGATGGGGGCTTAGCCAAGAGGATCTTAAAAAGTGGAATGATTCCATGAATAAGGGCCCACTGGAAGATGCTAAGGCCAACACCGCTGCATTAGGCCAATTCATCACTGACAGTGCCTCCACATTATCCGGGGTGACTACTCCTATCACGGATACTCTTAATTGGCTTGGTGAAAGCGTGGAGAAATGGGGGTCTACCGCGTGGGATATGATCACCAACTTTGTTGGGGGCTTAAAGGGGGGCCTCCCAGACTTGGATAAAACCTTAGACACCCTTGAAACTAAGATTCAGGACACCCTTAACTGGTTAATAGAGTTACCGAGTAAGGCTTGGCAGTGGGGATGGGATATAATAGATAGTTGGAAGAGAGGGTTTGGGGAGTCATTGGATGGGGCTAAGGGTTGGATTGAGGATAAACTAAGCTACCTATCCGGCTTATTGGAGGGTCACAGCCCCCCCAAAGAAGGGCCGTTATCAGAGATTGATCAGTGGGGTGTGAATATAGGCCGAAGCTTCGTGGAGGGTATAGGTGAAGGTATCGGAATATCATCAAGTATCCTTAACAGTGCACTTAGTGGTATTAGTGGCGGATTCACGCCGGGAAGTTTTGCTTTGCCCGCAGCCGCCACCACTGGATTAAGTACCGCTGGCTCTACTATCCCAGTCACCATCAACCTCACCTTACCAAGTATGGGTAGTCAGGAGGAAGCGGTTAAAATTGGAACCGCAGCGGGGCAAGCAGCCGGCCAAAGCTTCGCCGAAGTCCTCCGGGGACAAGCCACCAACGCCGGAGTAAGTACAATCAACATGATGAGGTAGAATATTATGGCGTATGATAGTTGGGTAATTGGAGGGGTGACCCCGAATTGGATTGTGGACGTGGATCCGGCCCCTAATAATGTGAACCGCCGGATCACTTTGCATTGTTACGCTGATAGTCAGGTGGATTTGAATGGTGCGGATCCAAGGAGTGAGATAGAACAATTTGAGGCCATGTTATGTGATAGCGTCACGAATACCCCACTCCTCCAGGGCGGCTCCAAATTACAAGTTAAGAATGGGGAAGTCATCACCGTCACCGATGGAATCACCACCTGGAATCGGGCTGCAATAGCTGAGGTGAACTACAACCCCGACTTTTTGAGTCAAGTCCGTATGCCCTATGACATCGTGTTGGAGTTGGAAACCACCGGAGCCGGGGGTAGTGTCGTGTATGTCCCGGATTATGATGACTACTCGAATATTGATTATTATTTCTTTTACACCGCCGGGCCCCCGGAGGACTTTGACACCTACGATGGCAACCCCCTCGTGAAGGGCACGGAGTTAGGGTGGATGCAAATCACCGAACCCCAAAACGTATCCCGTGTGGAGATTTACGGCTGTGGTGATGAATTACCATGTTATGCTGAGGTTAATGGGGAGCGGAAGTATTGGACTTATGGAGAAGCCGAAGACGGTGTGGGGGTGCCACGGTTAGAGAAATTAATCTGGACACTTGACACCCCAACTGATGTCATCACTATTAATAGCAGTGAACATTGGGGAGAGGTTAATCATGGTTTCTACGCGGATTACATCCGATTAACCTACGAATAAAAAGACGAGGAGTGGAATGATTAAATGGCAGTTACGATAAGCACTTACGGGAAATTATGGGATCACATCTTCCAGAAACGTATCGACATCGACACGGATACCTTAAAGGTGGCACTGTTAACGAGTAGTTACACACCCGATTTGGATGCACATGACTACTTTGATGACGTGACCACGTATCAAGTCACCGCCACAGGATACACCAGCGGGGGTGTTGCCTTGGGGAGTGTTACCTGGAGTTATAACAGCAGCACGAATACTTATACCTTCGATGCTGCGGATCCGTCCTGGACTATCACCGGGTCCTGCACTGCTAGGTATGCGGTTGTCTATGACAGCACACCTGCCACTGATGCCACCCGGCCATTAATGTTCCTGATAGATTTGGGTGAGGATAAGACCGCCACCGATGGAACCTTTAAACTTACTCTTAATGCGAATGGTTTATTCACCGCAACATAATACCGGGGGTTTTATTTAGTGACTGATGTAGATGAAACCATACCACTAGCCACCCTAACCATTACACCCCAAACTCCAGGAGTCACAGCAGGGACAGGAACAGTGAACACCGTCCCCCTGGCCACGTTAAGTATCACCCCTAATGCTCCGGGTTTCCAGCGGTATCCCCTCTTTGAGGTACTGGATAATAACGGCAACCGGATCGACACGGTAACCTTCGAGAACCTATCTGCAGGGGATGAGAGTGATGTTCAAGTCTTAACTCTGGTCAACAATAGTGGGAGTAGTGTGGATGTTACCCTTACCGCCACCATCGGTGAGAGTGGCACTTTAACAGAAACCGCTACATCCACGTTATTATCAGAAGATGACCTGGATTATGTCTTCACCACAGACACTTACACTGTCCCTGCCAACTCTTCCCTTCCCGTTTATATTAAATGGAGACCACCAAGTACCAGCCGACCAGGCCCCAAAACATGGAATCTCGAACCATCTGGGGACATATCTGTATTAGGTTGGGATTATATCTCCACCTTCACAGTAACCAGCAACCACACCACCGATGAATACAACGTCAACATCCAAGTAACCATCCCCTACGAAGCGGGTAAGATGCAAACAGACTTTGATGACATACGATTCTATGAAAACGACTATCCCCTCCTTTATCAATTGCTTTATAAAACCGACAGCACATCCGCCACGTTCCTCGTCCAATTACCTACTCTAAGTGCCACCACACCCTCAAATATCACGGTTTACAGTGGGAATAATAGTGCATCCTCTGAAGGGGTTACCAGCCTAGGAGTATATGATGGCTTTGACGACTCCGCCCTAGATACAAGTTTATGGACTTGGATCCGTGAAAGCAGTGGGAACTGGGATGAAGGCACCACCACCGCGGGAAAGTTGAATATAAAAACCCTCAACAAGGAAATATGGGGATCAACCAACACAGCCCCAGTCCTGCGAGGCAACACCCCATTACCTACTAATTGTGAATTATACTGTTATCTAACGTTAAATCCCACAGCAAATTACCAACGTGGGTGTTTAATGGTATATGGAGATGATGGTAATTACACCGGAATTGGATACAAATATGATAATGGTAAAAAGGTGTGGGCTGTTAAAGAGGTGGCAGGATCCCCTACTCAGTATATGAACGCAGCGGATGTTTCTTCCTTGCAGGTTAAGATTAAAAAAATTGGAGAGGTCTATTATCTATATTATGATATTGGAGCAGGGTATGTCTTATACCAAACCCTCACCTTATCCCTTGGCTCTACTTTATACCCTGCATTGATAAGTGAAAGCTGGAGTAATGACGGGGGAAGTATTAATGTTTTTTATGATGATTTCATCCTTATACAAAATCCCCCAACTGAAGACCCTACAATTTCAGAGTTGGATGAATGGAGTGTTCATACATCCTTACTCAGTTTAACTGGAGGAGTGGTGTATACTATTCCTGATCTCCCGGAACTTGACATGAGTAATCATTACATTGTGAATGTGGGTGGTGTTAATTATGAGTAATTCTACGGATGTAATAACACAATTCACTTTATCTAAACGGATTGGAGAACCAGCCACCAACTTCTCGGTGACTTTTGCTAATCCATTAAGTCCAGACAGTTACGCCACGGGGGAGGAGTTTGAACTCAAAATAAGGAACCCCGCATCAAAGGAGGATTACACCCGATTCACAGGAATAGTGGAAAGTATTGACCGGGACGATAACGATAACAATAAAATCTATGGACTGAGTGGCCGGGATAAAGGCCGACTACTACTACGACAACCTTTCACCCACACCTGCACATTAACCGGCACCGATTACACCGTGGAAGAGATTATTGACCTCATCCTTGCGAATACGGGGATTACACGTGGTGATGGCCAGACAGTCCTGGGAGAGTTGGATTAATATGGCCGGGTTCTCATGGGTTGGGACTAGTAAGTTCCGGGACACCAGTGGCGACCAAGCCACACCCTCAACAAGTGATGGGGTGAATACTTGGTGTGGCCGCTGGGAGAATAAGGTTGATGCCATCAAATCATTATTCAATTGGTACAAGCGTAAAAGTAACAAGACTATCCGGTGGTACATTGACATCAACGGGAAGTTCCGATGGTTTGAGGTCGGACCCCGCCTTGGCCGGGAGGTTATATTCGGGGATGACCTCCGGGTAATATCCTTTAATGTCCAGGAAGATGCTACTAATATCGTTAATGACATGACCGGGACCTATGGTGATAGTGAAACCGGGGGCACTGTCCACTTAACTAATAATGCCAGCATCGCTAAGTACGGATTATGTATAGATGATACGATTAGTGACGGGAACATGGATGCTGCGGAGATGACGGCTTATCTTCAATGGCAACTTGATAATAAATCGGTCCCGATCTACTCCGCCACCCTTACCATGATTGGTTACCAGGATATGGAACCCGGCCTCCAAGTCCAGTTCCCAGATGACCCCTACTACGATGATAAAATATTCACCGTGGTAGATTGGACCTTCACCGCCACCCATAGCGAAGGCGAAAGCCCACGGGAACAAACCACCGTTAACCTAACCACCGATGAAAGCGTAATATCACTTCCTAATGAGTTTGATGTGATCCGAGCCACCGCCCAGTCAGAGGCGGATAAGGTACGATCCAAAGTGGGCACCGTTTCAGCGGTTAGTGGTGGCCGGGTGATCGTGGACTTGGAGAGCAGCCCCGGAACTGTGAACGCCCGCTACGTATCCAAACTATAAAAAATGGAGTTATTAACTTTGGTACTTAAAGAGGATTATTATATAAAAGCCGGGGACCGGTGCATCAAATTCCTAGGAGAAGACGATGTAGAATACATCCTCCAACCAGGCATAGACCCCAGGGTTGGCACTCCTATCGTGGGGCATCCCGTCACTGGTGAGATAGTGACACATGGCCACGAGGTAATCCGTGAAGGAGACAAGGTAATCATAGTCCCACTTGACACGGGAGACTGGGCAGCCCTCAAACCCGCATGGAGTCAGGAGTCTGGGTGTAAGCCAATAGTGAAGTGGGTGCATGAAACCAGTTATATTATACCAGAGGGGCAACCTCATGAATATGAATATTGGTACCGGAGTTATGACATCCACTTATCTGAGCCATTTTACCGGAACGATCATGACATGAATATTAACAGCTATTTTATGAGTTATAATAATGATTGGCGGTATGGGTTTTTTGATAACCGTTGGCCTTATGGTGCGGTTACACTTGGTTTCGGGTATAGTGAAGATGATGTGAACTTGGGAACTGGGTATTATGGTCCCAGCCCGGATGTTACTTGGTACTGGGATCGGGCTCGTTCTCCGTATGATAGTATTGCAGGGGGGCCGACTATGGCTTTACACCAAGACCAAGCCTCAATTGATGGTATTCAGTATGATGATGGTGAGCACTTCTGTCACATGGATGCACTTAATGTGAATACTTGTAATGATCGATTCGCTAATGCTACTAATATTCCGGGTGATCTTCCTATTGAGTATCTTCATGTCCAGGTGCGTAGTGCGGGGTCGTTGTATTTTGGTGGTTTTACTAAGAGTTTTATGATGGCCATTGATGTTTGTCGTCAAGTGCCGAGTGATTGTGAGGTCAGGTGTTATGGTGGCCGGAATATTTACCCCCCTATCCCCCCGTATGAAATTATGGATAATCCGGAGGATTGGGAGGAGTACATAGAGGAATGGCCTTAAATCCATTTTTTTTTAATATTATGATAAGAAATTCTAAGGAGATGATCTTTTTGATGAATGAGTATTGGGATATAACACTAAAAAAGATGAAAAAACAGCAAGGAGAAGACGGAGCCGCACGAGTGCTGCTTTGTGGGGTTCAAACTGATGGAACCGTCACCCCCGTCCTTGTGGATAGTGATGGGAAGTTAATAACCACCACAGGAGCTGAATAATTATGGCAAATGCAGTTTACGGTAAAGCACGAGAAAAATTCCTTAACGGGGATATTGACTGGGCGAACGATGATATTAAGGCGGTGTTGGTGGATACCGCGGCTTATGCTGTGAGTATTGATAGTGATGAATACTTATCCAGCATACCCGCGGGTGACAGGATCGCCACCAGCGGCAACCTGGCCAGTAAAACCAGCACCCTCGGCGTGGCGGATGCGGCAGATATTACTTTTAGTACTGTGACGGGTGATGTGTCGGAGGCCATTGTCTTGTATAAGGACACCGGAGACGCAGCCACCAGTCCATTGATCGCGTATATTGACACCGCCACGGGCCTCCCGATTACTCCGAATGGTGGGGACATCACTATCACCTGGGATAGTGGTGCTAATAAGATATTCAAACTCTGAAAAAGGGGGGCTAATTTATGGCTCTTGTGGTAACACATAACAGCACCGCCGATGGGGACCCCCTCATCGACGGGGATGACTGGAACGCCAACCACACCCTCACCGGGGGTGGCACCTTCCGAATACCCAAACATATTGAAACCAAAACATTATCATCCGACTCTACAACTACCTTTTCAGATTTGGATGGGGATAGTGATTTAGAATATTTCTTAGTTGCAGATGTTAGTTTAACACGACAAAACAAGACATATAGTAACCTCCAAATTAAACCCAATAATCAAACAACTAACCAAAATGGTACTGCTAGGGAAACAGTTGGGAGTAATGCAACTGTTACTATTGCAGATCCTTCCATTTGGATAGGTTCTACTAGTGGTAGTGAAACTGCTAGAGTAAATAGTGAAACTTATATCTATGCTAAAACTGGAGGTAATAGAAATTTCTATTCCAAATGGGTAAGAACTGGAGCATCACTTACAGCAATAACAAGTTTAGTGGGAAGATGGACAGACACCTCCACTAATATTACAAGTTTAGTTATAGCCCCAACTGATGGGGGAACTATCACCGGCAAAATCAAATTATATAAGATGGTTGACCTCGCCATATAAAGAACAAATGGAGTGACTGATGACTGATTATTTTAGTGGGGATTATTTTAGTGGGGATTATTTTGACATCCCTGCAAGCACCCCCAGCACCCAGACCATCACCCCCAGTGGTATAGGGACTGGTGAAGGCTTCGGCACGCCTAAATTAACCCTTTACATTAAACCCGGTGGCCTTGCATCGAGTGAGGCCGTTGGCACACATCAACTTAATCTCCACGTATCTGTATCTGGTGTGGAGTCGGGTGAGGCTTTCGGCTCACTCACAATCACCAACCTCACTGGTGCTCAGACCCTCACCCCCACAGGTATAGGGACTGGTGAAGGCTTCGGTACACCTAAACTCACCCTTTACATCACACCCAGTGGCATCGGGACGAGTGAAGGCACAGGGTCACCTCAGCTTAATTTCACCATCCACGCCACAGGGGTCGGATCAGCGGAGGCTTTTGGAACTGCTAAATTAAACCTCTACATCACCCCCCTAGGTGTAAGTAGTGATGAAGAGTTTGGAACACCAACCACGATTCTATACCTAAAACCCAATGGAATCCCCACTGGTGAGGGTCTTGGAACTCCACAACTTAATTTTATAATACACCCCACCGGGATAATTAGTGGTGAAAATGTTGGCACCCCGGATCTTATTTATTACCAGCTAATACAACCTACTGGTATCCCATCCGGTGAAGAGTTTGGCTTAATAATATTACGCCCTGACCAATTCATCACCATCCCTGGTATAACCTCCGGGGAGGAGTTCGGGGATGTGGTTATATGGATCAATCATGATTATGTCCATGTATCTGCTGATAACACGTATCCAGATACGGTTGTGGTTTTAACTTATCCCTCCACTGTGGCTGGGCACAGTAGGCCCCGGACCGTGGCAGTTACCAAACAATAAAGAGAATATTGGGAGGATTAATGATTATTTTATGACAACTAATAAAAGAACCCGCCCCGTATATGAAGGTAGCAGTTTCAAAAGAACTTATACTTTTTATGATGAAACTGGGGCCATCATAGACGCAGCGGACATAACATCCTTGAATTGGTTGGTGGAGATAGATGATGACCGGGAAATCGACAGTGACACCGTGGATCCTCCGACCAACCCGTATACCTTGAATGTCACCCCCACCATCAACACATTAACTGGGAGCCGTGAAGAGAAAAGGAAGATAGTCCTGGAGTGGACTTTTAATAACGGGGATGGCGGGGATGTGGATGTGTATTATTACACCTTGAAACCAGTATAAGGAGTGAAAAAGTATTATGCGTTTTAATGCAGCAAGTTTAAGAGACGGGGAGCAAAGGGTCCAAAACTTCATCCGGAGTAATGGCCGTCTCCCTAATTATTTAACGTTAAGGGACATGGACCGGCAAACGAATGAGAAGATACCTCTTCGGCAGTATTGTGGACTCTATTTTTCGGATTACCAGTTTTGGTTGAAACAGGGCCGGCACCCTAATTATGTGACATTGAACCTTGAGAAGGGTGAACCCATCATACAGAACTTCCAGGATAACAGTGTTAATTGTTGCCCCGCCAGCCTATCAATGATTAGTACTAAACTATTCCGACCCAAAACTGAGAATGAATGTGCATCAGCACTCGGCACCACCAAGACTGGGACCAACCCCACAAACCTCGTATCGAATGCCCCGCGGTTAGGATTCACCGCCACCGCTATGGCACGGACACCAAAGAACGTATCAAAAGCCCTCGCAGAATATAAAGGCGTGATGGTACACTACCAAACCGGGGCAGCTAAGAGTTGCGACGGGTTCCTCAACGATTACGGCCACTATGCGGTTATTAAATCCGTGAGCAATGGTCGTTATTATATAATGGATCCCACAAAAGGGAGCTTCTCATGTCCCACAGCAATCATGGACCAAGCCACCAACGGTAGAACTTTATATTACTACAAAATAGGATTAAAATAAGTTAATTGTCACTCCTCACGACTGACCCCCCTACACCCTTTATTGGTGTGGGGGACTTTTTTTTTCGTAAAAAATTTTACACTTGAAGTGGGTGTCTTCATAAAATTAGTTCCATCCATTTTGGTAGTAAATATGGTGTGGAGTCTACCCTAAACCGGGGTAAAACCCCACACTAATCACTCCCCCCATAGGAGATTGAATACACGATTCAGGATATTGGTACTTACTCTTCAAGGATGTGTTTATCTTCATTTATACCCTTTGTAAGGTATGTTTCTATGAGGTGTTGAAGGGTTACCCTCTTCTTGAGAGCGATCATTTTTAGTAAGTCCCTAGTTTCTTCTGGTACACGTGCCCCTACCTGGACGACTGGGTAGTTTTTTAGTTGGATCTTTTCCATGACTGATGTTGTTGTTGGTGTCAAGCAATCTTCACCTCCGTTAAGTTTATATGTGCCTCCACCTCAATATACTATTATGTTCCCGAGTTATATTTATAATTTACCTTTTTGTTAACAAAATAACAAATTATATATATAAAGAGTTACAAAGTTAAGTATGGCAACGGGGGAGACTTTATAGAACTCCATTCATTTCTTCGGAGATGTCAGCCACACCCCCCCCTTGCCACACCTCCTACACCATTCGTGTGGGAGAATGTGGAGGTGAAAAATATGACGGAGTGTAAATGGATTGAAGAAAAAGAATTCAAACGAGTTTTAAGGGAACACGACAGATTAGCGAATCAGAAGTTCAGGATCCACAGGACCTGCCCAATCAAAAGGGGTGTGAAAAGATGAACCTGAAAATTCATGACTTCAAACTCCAAATCGGAGTAGACAATGAATGGAGTGAGGGACTGGATCGATACCAGAAACAAGCAGTCATCCAACTACTCAAACGAGAAGGCTTTGAATATCACTGCACATCCTTTGAGTATGACCCTGACATAGAATATTTCATTTTCCAAAAAAGGGTGTTTAACCGGAATGATGAAATCTCCCCTGATAAATTACCAAGCCCCAACCAAGTCTTAAAACACTTAGAGGCATGGATAATTGTGATTAAAAACCAGATCATAGGGCCGGAAAATATAGGGGATATAGCTCCGGGGTTGAGTAGTATGGTAGACGAAGCCATCGGAGGGGATTAAAGATGAAGCTCTTTCTCAGGAGGCTTTACACCCTCTTCTATATCCGGTTCTTCTGGACGCCAGGGGTGAAAAAATGAACCCTGTTAAGTACCGGCAACTCACAGTCATCGCCGACACCGCCAGCCACTACCAAGAATACTACATCGACGTGGCGGATTACTACGAGGAAAAATACCTCCAAAGCGTGCACCTGGAAACACTACGGAGAGATTGGAATGGTACCTGAAAGTTGGGAACGGCACATATCACAAGTGGAAAGTGACGAGTTCGGAGAATACCTTGTCAGGGAATTAACTATTTACTGCCCTTATTGTGCCACACAACTCGCACACGATGGCATCTGGGAACTAACCGATTACAATGTGGAAATGCCCCCCCGCCTGAACACCCTCCGAGCCTACTGGGTATGCGGCAACTGCCTACGAAGTTTCCGAACCGAACACACCCTAAATGCTGATGGCTACCTAAAAGAAGAGGAGGGAATGGTATGACTCCTGATTTATTATACTGGCTCATCATCGCAGTCATGGCCTTATTATTCGGAGTAGAACTGGGCCGCTACATCAACCGACGGAGAGGGGGTGGTGACTGATGACTCGCAGATTAAACAGAACACCACAAAGGACCGGGACCTGGATGATACTACTCAGCCCCGAATTCCTTCGACTAATAATTTACCTCAGTGTAATGCTCGGGGCAGTGGTAATCCTCGCACTCAGCATGACCCTACCACTACCATCAATCCAAGGGGGCATCTAAATATGGCTTACAATGGAATAGGCCACGAATGGAAACCAGAAGAAATCCAACTACTCAAAAGATTATACGTTGAAACCCCCGTACCACTAAAAACAATAGCCAAAGAACTAGGCCTGGGAGCAGGCCAAGTAAGAAGCAAAGTCGAAGCGCTCCACTTGAAAAGACCATTCAGCAAAGTGATAAACAGAGGAACACAAAGAAGACAAAAACTAAACATCAACCAATGGCACCCTGGAGTCAAAGGAGTCCGCAAAGGAAGGAAAATCAAATTCAACATGGATGACTTTTTCATGTTAGGTAACGAAGAGTTCAGGAACAAATATCACCTCCGCCGAGCTGAATACAATGAATTAATCAAACAAGTATACCACGGCAATTGGAGGGTCCTATGAAATCGGATTTTGTCAGACGCCCCGGCCACGGTGGCAAACCAGGTTCACGTTCACGTGGGTCCCCTGCATCACTACCATGTGAAAAAAAAGAAACGGATGCAGGGGAATTTTCCCCCAAGGACTGGCCGAACAAGTACAAACCAGAACCCGAAATAGTCATGAAATGCACCGAATGCGGTAGAACCACCAATATGTATTACAGCTTCTATGGAGAACGGTTTGAACATCAGCTTGAATGCAGCATATGCGGAGCAGCACAAGGACCACTGGAGGAAACATAGTATGGTGCATACACATAGTCACAATGGGGTCACGGGTACCAGGGTAGATTATTGGAAAATGGATTATATTCCTTCTTTTTCTATTCTATCTATCTATCTATCTATCTATCTATATCTATCTATCTATCTAGTAGTAGTAGTGTCTAGAGAAAAGTTACTTTTTAGTTACGAAAGTCTGAGAAAAGTTACGAAAAAGTTACTAAACTCTAGACACTATGGGGGTGGGAGATGAACCCCCAAAATACTGATTTTACTCAGGAAACCACCAGGGTCGGGGTGGATGTTAATAAAACCATTTGGCAGGACTTCCGGAGAATGGTTAAAAACACCAAAGGGAAAGTAAACGGCCTCCTATCTTATGAAGTCAACCAGGCCTTGGACACTTACCTTAAAATCATAGATGGGGAGTTGATCCTGCAAGACCCCCATACCCTTGAGGAGGTTTGTGACTATGTGCCTCAAGAGTGTTCACAGGAGGATTATGTTGGTACTTTTAAGGAGCGGTACCGGGGTGTTGATAGTATTCATGCTCGGCAGTTAAGGAAGTTTGTGGTGGATGTTTATGGTTATACGAGCCGGTTGAAGTATTATGATATCCGGGATCAGTTGTTGGCGGCGGGGGTGTTGTACCCGGAGGATAAGCGTAAGCAGGTTTTCAGTATTCATGATGATGCGTTGGATTTTGATGCTGAGGAGGAAACTAAGAAGGTTATAGGGGAGGCCAAATGATGCAGGAGTTTGTGTATTTTATTAGTGATGGGGAGTATGTGAAGATTGGTAAAAGTACTAAGCCAAATACTCGGTTGAGTAATTTGCAAGTGGGTAATCCACGGAAGTTGTCTATATTGTATTGTTTAGAAGTTGATGATTCTACTGAGAAGGAGCTTTGTCAGGATCCGGAAAAGTTTTTTCAAGAAATGTTTGTTGATTTTAAAGTATCTGGGGAATGGTATCGCCTTGATGATGTTCTTAAATTCATTTTAAAGGCTTTTTGTGTGAGCATGGTTGATGAGAATGCTCATTTGTATTTTAAGTATGGTCCGAATGATGCTAAGAAATATTTTGATTTATACCCCAAAGGGGTGGAATAATGCCGGATGTTGATGTTTTGGTGGAGGATCTTGTGGTGGAGATTCGTCGGGTTTTGGATGGTGATGTTCCGGTTCGTCCTGGTAGGGTGTTTGATTTGGATAAGTTGCTTAAATCGTGTGAGGGGTACCTGGAGGCCCAAAAATGAATTGTAAGTTTTGTGGTGAGAATGTGGAAGGGTGGCCTGTTGAGGATGTTATTAATCATACCAGGGTTTGTGAAGAGGAGTATGTTAAATTGAATTGTGCTTTTGGTTATGTTTATATGATACGTTGATGTTTATTGCCCTGGTTTTGGGGGCATTTAAAAAAGAATGGAAAATGAATGAAAAACTGGAAGGTGAAAGAAGATGGAGTTAGAACCGAAAGAAGTGAATAAACTCGTAACAAAAGCAAAGAGGATTTGGGGACAGGATAAACGAGAAATCGTCTACACCGATAAAATCGAAAGAGAGGAATCAGCATGGTTTAAGGATGATGAAAACCTGGCCATGCTGGTATTCCAACGGGATGAACTGGACACCCAAATCGTGGATTATATAGATGCTGTTTTAACTGAAAACAGGGAAGTGGTTTAGAATGGTTGACGTAACAACACTGGATGCCTATAAGGAAAAAGAGAAAACTGACATGGTTCCGTATTTGAATGTGGCACGGGCTGAGGAAGACGAGTTGGAATACGAATGGATAAAAATAGAAAGTGCGTACCTGGATGATGCGGGTGTCTTTGATGATAAAGGCAACCGTGTCGAAGGCGAAACCGTGGAGAAACTCCACCTAGACCTGGCGTATGGTGAGGGGTTGTATAAGTGGCCCTTGAACAGGACGAACCTCCGCACCCTTACCAGGGATTTTGGTAAGGAGAGTGATGATTGGGTGGGTGAGTTTGTGAAGGTTAAGGTGCATGACTGGCCCAGTGGTGCCCGTGGACTTGTGGTTATAAGCCGGGAGGAGCTGCGGAAGTTGAAGGTGGAGATACCTGAAAAGGACAAGGAGGATGTGGGGGGTGACCCCTCCCCCTCTTCTTCTTCTTTGAATGAGTTCGCATTTAATCCTGAACTCGAGGCAGGGGTGATTGTTAATGGTATCATTGAGGACTTAACAGCGGATGAACTCCGGGTGACTAAGAAGTTAATCCTGGAAGTCGCTGAGAGTCAATTAAAGGGTGCTAAGCCGGAGTTAAGGAAGGCGGTGGCACGTGATGTGACCAGTCGGAAGAGGATACCAACGGAGTGATCACCATGACCACTAAAATTAAAGTTTATCTTGAAGAGTTAGATGTTACCGTTCCAAAACGGGTTCGATTGGATGCAGATAGTCGATATGCTATGGAATATGTTATTGAGTTTTTTGAATATATGTTCTTAGGAAAAATGGATTATGACATTAATACTGCACGTGAAAGTGAAACCAATAAATATAAAAAAATTAGAGAACTTGAAAAACAGGTTGAAGAGTTAGAATCTAAATTGGGGGTTTAAAACGAGTAAGTTTGTCCTGGTTGACATCCAGCGTGGGGGTTTGTGTCGGTGGCTCACACCACGGGGTGGGGGTGTGGGTTATTATGAAGTGTCGTGGAGTCCTTACCTTGGTTGGTGTTGCCAGTGCCTTGGTTTTTATTTCAGGGGCACTTGTAGCCATGTGGACAAGTTACGGGAAGAGTTAAGATTAGGAGAGTGAATGGTGTATGGATATAGAATTAATAAGGGACATGGAACGGCGACGGCAGATGTTCCGGGAAGCCCAGGAATGTTATGATAACCGAGAGGATGGAAATGACTAATGATGATGAGTTTGAGATGAGATGGCATCTTGGAGCAATGGAGAAAAACCCTGACAATTGTAAGATGTGTGGATACTGCACAGGAGAATGGGGATTTTTTTCATTTGCCTGCTTAGAAGAAGATTAATACTTCGTTATTCATGAATATAACGAAGAAAAAGGAGGAATATGGATGATATTGGAAGTAGTTGTGAATGGTAGGGATGTGGATGAAACTGAGATTGATGAAGTAAATAATATTATTAAGGAGCTAGATAAAGCCTTAATTAATG